GCAGGTCGACGAGGTCGGCCCCTCCCTGCGCCGCGCACGCGCGCAGGTCACCCGCGTTCAGACACAGCCCGCGAGCGCGGGCGGCTTCGGGGCGGGGCCTGCGCCCGTTCAGGATGCGGGCGGGTGGCAACCGTCTGCGTCGCTGGATGCGGGGCAGCACGATCCGTGGGGCGCTCCTGCTGCCCCGTCTGAGCCGCCGTTCTGATGGAGCGGTACTGCCCGGACTGCGGTGAGGTTCTCGCTGCAGGGCACGCGCGCTGTAGGCAGTGCTTCCGGCGGTTTGAGGCTGAGTACCAGCGGAAAACCGAGCGTGACTGGATGAGGCGCAACTTCCCGGAGTTTCGGCCCCGGGACTTGTTCCCGGAGGACTACTGGGAGCAGTCGGAGATCGAGAAAACAACCGTAAAGGAGGGCGACTAATGGCATGGGTCCGAGTGGGCGACGAGGCGTTGAGCCACCCGAAGCTCATGAGCTTGTTCGACGTGGAGGGGGCCGAGGACATTTCGATTATCGAGATGTTCGGTTTCCTAATGGCGCTCGCGACCTACTCGGCCAAGCACCTAACCGACGGAATCATCGAGAGGGGCGCAGCTTTCCGTGACGGCGAGCGCTCGCGGGTTGTGCGCCTCATCGATGCGGCGGTGGCCGCAGAACTGCTCACGTGGGTTGAGGTGGACGGCGCGAAGAAACTGCGCTTGTTCACGGATGAAGAGTTCATTCATATCCAGCCCCGTGAGGAGGTTATGCGGCGCCGTGCCAGGTCGCGGGAGAACCGCGACAAGGACAAGAAAGCTGCTGTGATCTTCCGCGACGGCGATCAGTGCCGTTACTGCGGCAAGCTCGTGCGCTGGACCGGCCCGATCGGCAACAACTTCGGCACGCTCGATCACGTCGATCCGGACTCGCTGGGGGACGCTCCAGTCGATGGTCTCGTGGTCGCGTGCCATGAGTGCAATTCCTCGCGCGGTCATGCGCGCGAAGCGTTCGACGCGGCCTCTCCGCTGCGTCCTGTCCCGGCCACGCCTTATTACGGAGTGTGGTCGGCTGAGTTCCTTACCAGGTGCGGATATGAAGCCGTGCCGTCCGTGGATCCGGGTACGCCCGTTGACCCCGCCCCGAAGCCGCCCGCGAGGGGCGTTCTCCCGGGCCGTGGGTCCGGGGCGCCTGTTGAACCCGGGCATGGCTCCAGCGGCCCCGCTGAGGCCGCTGTGCGTGACCCCGGTGCATCCGAGAGATGCACGTCCGAGGGTCCGCGTATTCGACCTGGTTCGGACTCAAGTCCGAACCATAGTCCGACGTCGAAGGGTATCAAGCCGAATACTCTCGGGTCGGGTAGGGACGGGACGGGCCGGGCAGGCCAGGGAAGGGCAGGCACGGGCCAGGCAGGGAAGGGCCAGGCCGGGCACCCGCGCACACCTCAGCAGCAGCACACAAGCAAGCGGAACCGTAGAAGGAGAAGAAGGTAATGAGCCAGGAAGAAGAGCTGAGGGGCAAGGTAGAAGATGCCCTCTCAGCACTAGTGCAGGCAGGACACGGAGCCCAGGCAGTAACTGGGGCCTGGGTGGTCTGTGCTGAGGTCATGGTCCCCGGCAAAGAAGAGGTCACCGTCTTTATGCACGACGGGGGCGGCTCGATGCTCGCGCGGCGTGGCCTCATCGAGTCTGTGCGCGATCAACTCGCATCATGGGTGGAGGGATACGATGACTGAGCATGACGACCGCCGGGTTTGCCCGGTGACGGGTGAGCCTCTCCTCGACGGAGAGTACCTGTCTCGCGGCGGCGCTGCCCGCGTCCGTGTGGCGACCGCGTCGATGCCAGGACTCATGAGCGACCTCGCCTATGCTGCGTCGCACGGCGTGCGCACAGGTGAGCAGGTCGGCGGCGCTGGCGTCCCATCGTCGAGGGCTCCTCTCAACCTCGCGCTCATGATCGAGGTTGACGAGATGTGCGACTCGATCCTGACGTGGGCGACGCTGCTCCTCTCGCACGTGATGGGTCCGTCCTACTGGGTGCGGCCCGGCGATTGGTGGATGGTCGCGCGCGTATTCGACCTGCACGAGGACAAGCTCCGCAGGTGGTCGGAAGCCGAGCAGTGCGCAGACGAAGTTCTGTACTCGGTCGCGCGCCTTGAGCGTCTCGCCTCCCCCGGCAGACAGCGCCTCGTCTACGTCGGCTCGTGCAGCCAGTGCGACGCTGATCTTCTCGTCCGCGACCCAGATGAGGAGGCGACGACCTGCCGGGAGTGCGGAGCGGTCGAGCAGATCGGCGAAGCCTGGGAGCGACTCCTCTCGAAAGCTCGTGAGTCTTTGCTGCCGCGCTCGCGGGCGACCCGCGTCGCGGAGATCCTGGCGGGCGCGCAGATCAAGGACCCGACTGTCCGGAAGTGGACGCAGCGGGGGCAGCTGGCGCCCCGGGCACGGAGGGGCGGGGATCGGCTCTACAGGGTCGGGGATATTGAGAGGCTGGCGACACGTCGGATGTAGGCGCGTGTCGCTTGCAGAAGGGCTTGTCACGGCGTATTCTCCTAGTGTGGCCCTGAGCGTAAGCGAGGGGCTTCTGCTTTAACGGCAATCCGCGCACTTGTACTGACCCCCGCTCCCATCGGCCCCGGTGGAGCGGGGGTCAGTGCATACGGACAGAGGGGGCGGGCATGGCATGGGAGACCTCAAACCGCGCCGCCCGTCTGCCTGATGACTGGGACGAGCGCCGCGCCTTCGTGCGTGACCGCGCAGCCGGCAGATGCGAAGCAATGCTGCACGACGGCACGCGATGCCCCGCTGCAGGCACAGACTGCGATCACATCGAGCCAGGTGACGATCACCGAGCGGTGAACCTCCAGTGGCTTTGCCGTTGGCATCACAAACGCAAAACGCAGCAGGAAGCTGCTGCGGCGCTCGCCGCTGAGCGGAAGAAAAACCAGCCGCGAAAGCGCAAGCATCCCGGCCTCATCGACTGACCCACCCACCAGGGACCCCCTCCCCCACCCACCGTGCCACCGTCAAGAGCTGTCGATCTAAGTTTGTACGGGTCTGGGGATTTTACGAGGGGCACTTTTCGTTGATGCGCCGCGCGAAACAGCGCATCGGAGGGCGGGTGCTCTGAGGGCGGTCAGAGGGGCAGGAGCGCTCCCTGCTGGTACACGTTGCCAGTGATCGTGATGTATCGGCCTGTCGAGTAAAACTCGATCCGCTGCCCCTTCCACTCGCGCTTGAAGCCGCGGCGTGGAGCTGCGGTGCCCCAGATATGCAAGCCGCGTCCGGACGGGGAGATCTCGACGTAGGAGCCCTCGTAGTACGCGAGCAGCGTGCGAGTAGCCTCGTTCGGGATGCCGTCCTCGTCGAGGCAGGCGTCCAGGTCGATACAGCCGACACCGTCGCCGAGGACGAAGCCGAGGGGCGCGCCGGTCGCGCTCGCGGCCTCATACGTGCTCCAGGTCGTCGGATCGGTGACGGAAGCCCACGCACCCGTGCGAGAGCACATGGGCCGTTTGTTGACGTGGTTGACCCAACGGGCGCGGACGGTCAGCTCGACAGGGAGGCCGGCAGCTTCATCGGCTCGGGTCGAGCGGTGATGAGCGACTCGGCAGCGAGTCGAGCAAAAGCGCGCGTCGGCTCGCGCCCAGGCTTTGAGCTGGCATCCGCATTGTTCGCACGTTTTCATGCGTCCTATTGTAACGCTTATTTCGTTGATATTCCGCAGAATGGCTGGGGGTGATCTGTGTGGCTGGTCGCGGTCCCGCGCCGAAGCCGGAAGGCTCGCGCGCTCGTCGGAACAAGGATCCGCAGGTGCTCCGGATCATCACGGCCCAGCCTGTCGAGCAGCCGGCGCTTCCGACTATCGAGCAGGTCGTCGTCGACGAGTTCGGCGTCCCGAAGAAGAAGCGCTTCAACTGGCCGACGATCACGAAGCGCTGGTGGAAGATGTGGGGCGAGTCGCCTCTATCTGCCGAGTACACCGAGACAGACTGGGCGTTCCTCATGGACACGGCCTATCTGCATGCCCTGTATTGGAAGGGCGACTTCAAGGTCGCAGCAGAGCTTCGTCTGCGCGTCGCTAAGTTTGGTGCGACGCCCGAGGACCGCGCCAGACTACGGATCCAGTTCGCCGTCGCGGACGGCCTGGAAGATGACGGCCCATCCGCTGAGGCCGTGCCGGTCTCGTCTCGTGCGAGGGGGCGAAAGACAGTCCTCAAGGCGGTGCAGTAATGCCCTGGATGCCGATCGACGAAGAGGACGAGTTTCCGACGCTCGGCTATGACGTCGCCGATTGGATGACCGCTTTCCTGCTGACGCCGGACAAGGACGAGATGATCCCGTTCGTGCCGACGCAAGAGCAGCTCGACTTCCTCGTCCATGTGTACGAGCTGGACCCGCAGACAGGGCGCCGACTCAAGCAGCGCGCAGTCCTCTCGCGCCCTCGTGGCTGGGGCAAGTCCCCGTTCCTCGCAGCGATCTGCTGCGCCGAAGCGATGGGGCCTGTCCTGTGTGACGGGTGGGATGCTGAGGGCCAGCCGGTCGGTGTGCCGTGGTCGACGCGGCGAACGCCGCTCGTGCAGGTCACGGCCACGACGGACGATCAGACGGCGAACACGTGGGATCCGCTCCTGGAGATGCTTCGCGGCTCTCCCGCTGAGGACGAGTACGGCATCGACCCGATGGACAGCTTCGTCGCCCTGCGCCGAGGCCGTATCGAGAAGCGAACGTCCTCTGCGACATCCGTCAAGGGTGCGAAAGCCGTCATGGCCGTGATGGACCAGACGGAGACCTGGCTACCCGGCAACGGCGGGCCGAAGCTCGCCAAGACGCTACGGTCCAACGCCGACAAGCTCGGCGGTTTGACGATCGAGACACCGAACGCCTTCACGATCGGCGAGCGGTCGGTCGCCGAGAACACCGCGCGGTTCTACGAGCTGGTGAAGGCCGGGAAGGTCAAGAAGGAAGCCTCACGCGGCCTCTACTACGACCACAGGCAGGCGCCGCTCGACACGGACATCACAGACCGTGAGTCCCTCATCGAGGGCCTGCGGATCGCCTACGGCGACTCGGCTCGGGATCCGCGCGGCTGCGCGATCCACGATCCAGAGTGCGAGCCCGGCTGGGTGGACCTCGAACGAATCGCAGACAGTTTCTGGCACCCGGATAACGATCCGGCTGACATGTGCGCGGACTTCCTCAACCAGATCAACAGCGCGTCCGACGCCTGGCTCACAATGCCAGAACTTCGCGCGATCGAGGACCACGGCAAGACGATCTCGTCAACCGAGCCGATCACGCTCGGCTTCGACGGGTCGGAAGGCCGGAAGATCGGCATCGCCGACGCGACCGTCCTGATCGGCTACTCGATCACGCAAAAGCACCTGTTCAAGGTGGGGATCTGGACGCAGCCGGACGGTCCAGCGGGTGAGGGGTGGCAACCGCCGCGCCTGGAGATCGAGCAGACCGTGCGCGACGCTTTCGAGCGCTACAACGTGGTTGGCTTCTACGCCGACCCGTCGGCAGGTTGGGCACAGGACGTCAAGACCTGGGAGGCCAAGTATTCGCGCCGACTGCGGGCGAAGATCAGCGCTGCCGAGCCTATCCGCTATCCGCAGCGCAACGTCTCTCAGACGTGCGAGAACTTCGCTCAGCTGCTCTCAGCGATCCACCAGGGCCTCATCACCTACGACGGCGATCCGACGATGACCGCGCACTTCCTCAACGCGAGGAAGTCACCGCGCCAGGCCGGATACGTGCTCGTCAAGCCCGCCGACGATCAGGACTACTCCAAGATCGACGCGACCTGGGGCGCGATGTTCGCGTATAAGGCTGGCCTTGACGCGGTCGGTAAGGGCGCTGCCAGGCCGACGGCACGCCGCGCTCCGCGACGACTCTACTAACAAACGCACGAGGGAAGGAGGCCTCGCCTCATGACCAAGACCCCCGAGGAGTGGCTCTCCTACCTCACAGCCAAGATGGACAAGGAGCGCACCAGGACAGACCTGCTGCGCTCCTACACCAACGGCACCAGTCCCCTACCGGAGATGGGGCCGAACTTGGCGAAAGCCTGGATCAAGTTCCAGCGTCGCGCACGCACCAGCCCCGGAAAGCTCGTCGTCGCCGCGCTCGTTGACCGACTCATCCCGAACGGTGTGACCGTCGGCGCGAGCGACAAGACGCCGGCGGCGCAGGCCGCAGCCAGGATCTGGCGAGACAACCGCCTCAAGGTCACGTTCTCCGACGCGATCTGGGACGCCGCGACCCTCGGACGCGGCTACCTCCTCGTCACCCAAGACGAGGACGGGCACGCTTGTGTGACTTACGAGCGCCCTGAGCATATGTATGTGGAGCCGGATCCGGTCCGGCCATGGCGTGCGCTCGCGGCTGTGAAGGTCTGGCGCGACTCCGCGGCGGGCATCGATCATCTGGTGATGTGGACCCCGGGGAAGCGCACGGCGTTCTCGCGTTCTGCCTACAGTGACTCGAAGGCCCTGATCTCGACTGTCTCGTCCGGCTGGCGGCAGGACGAGGGCGGCGAGCAAGCGTTCGAGGGCGCGCCGCCTGTCGTCGTTCTGGAGAACCGCTTCGGCGAGGGCGAGTTCGAGAACGTCCTCGACCTGATCGACCGCATCAACTGGCAGACGTTGCAGCGCTTGGTCATTATCTCGATGCAGGCTTTCCGCCAGCGCGCGCTCAAGAGCGCCGAAGGATCGGCGGGCCTGCCCGCTGAGGACGAGGCCGGGAACGAGATCGACTACCAGAAGATTTTCGAGCCGTCGCCCGCCGCCCTCTGGGAGCTTCCGCCCGGCGTCGAAATCTGGGAGTCCTCCCAGACGCAGATCACCGAGATTCTCAACGCTACGAAGGACGACTGGCGCGAGCTCGCGGTCGAGACCTCGACCCCGCTGTCGATCATGCTGCCGGACTCGGCAAACCAGTCAGCCTCGGGCGCCGAGCAGCCGCAGAAGGCGCTCTTGTCCAAGGCTGAGGACCGGATCGAGCGCTTTAAGCCGGCACTGGCTTACCTCATGGTGCGAGCGCTCGCGGTCGAGGGAATCGACCTTGACGAGACCGAAACCGTCGAGGTCTTGTTCGTACCGCCTCACGCGGTCTCCCTCACGGAGAAGTACGCCGCAGCAGTGCAGGCCCGCAACGCAGGTGAAGCGCTGGAGACGATCCAGCGGAATATCCTCGGCTACTCGCCGGAGCAGATCGCGCAGGACAAGCAGCGCCGGGCAGAAGAGCAGCTGGCTCTCGCGTTCGCCCTGCAGGACAACCCCCAGCCGACCGATGAGGCGCAGCCTCCGGTCACGGGGGGGGGATCCTTCTGAGCTGAAAACCAAGTTCGACGCGCTCGGTACCGCGATCCGCGCGGGCGTCGCCCCGCAGTCAGCGGCTCAGGTCGTCGGCCTCGACGGAATCAAGTTCACAGGCGCAGTGCCCGTCGCTCTACGTCTGCCTGAGACGCAGTCAGCCGACCTTGAGGAGAAGTGAGCATGACGGACCTGGACGACCTGACAAGCGTCTACAGTTCCCAGGTCCACGCCGTGCGCACACAGATCACGAAGTTCGGCGAGGCCTACTGGGACTCGATGCCGAACTACCGGGCGAGCGCCGTCGAGGAGATGATCGACGCGCTCGTCCCCAGGGTCACCGCCGGTCAGCTCCGCATCGCGGACCTGACCCGCGCCTACCTCGCGCGCTGCGCACACGAGCTCGGCTGGAAACTCGTCGTCCCACCGCTCGACAAGGCAGACATTCTCGGCGCTCGCGGCGTCGATCCCCGGACGGTGTACCGCCGCCCTGCGGTCGACGTATACAAGGCGCTATCGGACGGGAAGCCGGTCGAGCAGGCGGTCTCTGAGGGGCGACTCCGGTTGACTCAGCTGATCGGAGGCGACGCTCAGCTCGCGAAGGTCCACGCATCCCGCCAAGTGCTGCGCGCCTACCCGGACACGGGCTCGTATTACCGACGTGTGCTCACGGGCCGCGAGAACTGCGGCCTCTGCGTCGTCGCATCGACGCAGCGCTACTACAAGGAAGATCTGCTCCCGATCCATCCGGGATGCGACTGCGACGTTCAGCCGCTACCGCCCGGAGCAGCAGGCCAGCAGGTCATCGACGAGGACCGCCTGGAGCAGGTCCACCAGATCGCTGCCGAACGGCTCGGCGAAGCCGACCGAGGAGGCAGAACGCCCGACTACCGGAAGCTAATCCGAGTCGAGGCACACGGGGAATACGGCGCCACTTTGACGTGGGCGGAACCGAAAGCCCCAAAACAAAGCGGCACAGCGGATAAGGCGTAACGCCTACACGCGCAGCCGCACAATCAAGCCCCGCCGAGGCCGCAACGGCGCTCGCGGGGGAGGCTACCCGAAACGGGAGGACTGATCGACCATGAAGATTCACCTGAACGAGCGACCGCATCTGCGATTCGTGGATGCCGCTGACGCGCCTGCAGGCGGGGAAGCGGATGAGGCTCAGGTCTCGGAGGCTGCTGCCGAAACGGAGCAGGCAAAGGACTGGGAAGCCGAAGCGAAGAGGTGGAAGGCGCTCTCACGCCAGAACGAGGCGCGTGCGAAGGAAAACGCCGAGAAGGCGCGCATGTACGACGAGCACGAGGAGCAGGGCAAGACGGAGCTGCAGAAGGCTCTCGATAAGGCTGCGCAGGCTGAGGCCCGTGCCCAGGCGCTCGAAGTCCAGGCGACGCGAGCGCAGGTCGCCGCGGCGAAGGGCGTGGACGCGGACCTACTGTCCGGCTCGACGTTGGAGGAGCTGGAAGCGTCCGCTGATCGTCTGCTGGCGTGGCGAGGAGCGCAGATCCCGAAGGGCGCCCCGGCGTCCGACGCGGGTCACCGAGGTGAAGAGATCAGGTCGAGCAAGCAGCTCACACGCGAGGACCTCAAGAACATGAGTGCCGAGCAGATCAATCAGGCCCGCCGAGCGGGCCAACTCAACGACGTGATGGGTCTCGCCTGACGGCGAGCCCGTGAAAGGAGCCAAAGAAATGGCTAACAACAACTTTGTCCCCGAAGTCTGGTCGGCTTCGATCCTGGAGAACTTCCACAACCAGGCAGTCCTGACCGGCCTGACGAACCGCGAATACGAGGGCGAGCTGAAGTCCGGCTCGGAGATCCACATCGCTGGCATCGTAGATATCAAGATTAAGGACTACAAGACAGGTGTCCTACCCGCTGCTTCCGGCAGCGGTAAGCAGCCGCGCACGACCGCGCCCGACACGGTCGCCAACACGGGTGTCGACATGGTCATCGACCAGGAGAAGTCCTTCGACTTCCTCGTCGACGACATCGACCGCGCACAGTCGAACAAGTCTTTCGACAAGTACACCGAGTCTGCCGGCATCGGCCTTGTCGAGGACGCGGAAGCCTTCCTCACCGGCCTGCTCTCCACGCAGGGCACGGCGGTGACGGGCGTTGCTACCCCGACCGACTGGGCGTCCGCCTACAACGTCGCGCTGACCCTGCGAGGCAAGCTCACCGACGCAAAGGTGCCGCAGGCAGGTCGCGTCCTGCTCGTGAACGCGAAGTACGAGAACTTCCTGCTCTCCGACGGCTCGAAGCTCACCGCCTTCGACAAGGTCAACACGACCGACGGTCTGCGCGAAGCGATCATCGGTCGCCTCCTCGGCTTCGACGTCGTTGTCTCCCCGTGGATGGACAACACCAAGCCTATGGCGATCGCGCTGCATAAGCCCTCGGTTGCCTACGTCTCTCAGATCTCCGAGATCGAGAGCATGCGCGCCCAGAACACATTCGCCGACCGCGTCCGTGGCCTTCACGTGTACGGCGGCAAGGTTCTGCGCCCGACCGCCGTCCAGGTCTTTAAGGGGGCCTGATGCTCGTCCGTGGAACTAACGGCCTCGAGATCGAGATCGAGGAGCAGATCGCAACCGCGATGATCGCCGCCGGCATCGTCGAGCCTGTTGACGCCGCAGACGGCATCGAGCATGTCGAGCCTGTCGAGGACATCGAGGACATCGAGGACATCGAGGACATCGAGGACATCGAGGAACCGGAGCCCGCTCCGGCCAAGACCAAGAAGTAGGAGGAGAGATGACCGCCGCCCTACCGCTCGCGTCCGTCTCGGACCTGGAAGCAGCACTAGGCCGCGACCTCAACGAGACGGAGAAGCGCCGCGCGGAGTTCGTCCTCGACAAGCTCTCAGCAGCTTTCCGAGACCGCGCCCGCCAGACCTTCACCGTCGAGCAGTACACGCACCGACTCAAGGTCGACGGCGGCGGTCGCCTCTTCCCCACTCGGACCCCGCTCCTCTCAGTCCACTCGGTGACCACAGACGACGGCACGCCGGTCGCCTGGCAACTTCGGCACGGCTTCGTCCAGGTCGACAAGCCAGCGTCCGACTTCCTCGTCGTCACCTACTCCGCCGGCCTCGCCGAAGTCCCCGACGCCGTCCGACTCCAACTCGCCGACAGCGCGCGCCGCATCATGTCGATCGACGCCGCCGCAGCGCACGGAGCCACCCAGGCCACGGACACAACCGGCCCGTTCACCCAGACCAGGCAGTACGCCAGCTGGGCAATCGGAGGCCAAGCCCTCCTCTCCCCCGACGACCAGGCGCTCGCGGACTCGTTCAGGCCGCGCCGCGCCGGCCATGTGTGGGTGATGCAAGCATGAGCCGGGAGCCGATGGAAGAGTGGCGAACGCCGGTCCAGGTTGAGGGCAGCGTCCGCAGGGACGCAGACGGATACCTGATCAAGGGAATTGGCGGGAGGCTGATCGGCGGTTGTCTCGTCGCCCCGGGGGCCTTCACGGTCCCGGGCTTGCTGACGTCGCCGACGTCGGAGCAGCCCGACGAGCAAGCGACGCTGTACGCGCCGCCGGGAACGACGCTCGCTGTCGGCGACAGGATCACAATCCCAGCTGAGCACCCGCTCGGCGGGAAATGGCAAGTCGAGTCGCCGCCGTCCCCTTGGCCGAAAGGCGTCGCAGTCACCATCAATCGGAGGTGAGACCGTGGGGAACAACTTCCGCCGGGACTCAGCCGGAATCAAGGGCTTCCTGCAAAGCGGCGCCCTCGCGCCCGGCCTCCACAAGGAAGCCGAGCAGCTCAGGGCAGCAGCAGCCGCCGCCGCCCCGAGAGGCCTCACCGACAGCCTCGCCGACTCATACAAGGCCGAAACGACGAAAGCGCCGCTCAGGCCGGGAGGTCCGGTTCGAGACGTTGGTCGCGTCTACAACGACGCGCCGCACGCGCTCGCTATCGAGTTCGGTCATCGCTCGAGAACCGGGAAGCCGGTCCCTGGCGCGCACACTCTCCGAGCGCTCCTCGGAGCCAGATCTAAACGGAGGAGGTCACGATGACCTACACCGACGCGGTCCAGGTCATCCGCGATGCAATCACCGCGGCAACCGGCATCCCGACTGCACGAGTCCTGCAGCCCGGCTTCACCGACGGGCCACTTCCACTCGCACACGTCTCGCTCGTAAACACCGACCCCGGCGAATACGACCGAGCCGACACGATCTCAATATCCATCTACGCAAAGACCCCGGCCTCACCCGCCGAAGTCGGAGCCACCGCGCTCGCGGACAAGATCGAGGGGGCGCTCGCCGTCCGTCCGGTCGTCGGCGCGTCCGGCTGGGTAGATGAAGCAGAGGTCGAATCAACCCTGGGCGTGCAGCCTTATTACGAGGCTGTCGAGGTCGTCCATATGACGGCGGCGGTCACGCACAGGCCAATCTCAGAATGACATCAACTGACATGAAGGGAAGGCTCGCATGACAACCATCGAAGCCCTCAAGAAGAAGCACAACCGCACGACCAACGTGCGTAAGGGCCTGAACGCACTAGCGTTCCTGGCCCCGATGACGACGGCAGTCCCGGCGGCAATCACCGACGCTGGCGGCGCTCTCAAGGAGATCCCGGCGGACTTCCTGCCGCTGGGGCTGATCACGACCGACGGCATCACCTTCTCTGCTGACGCGAAGAACGAAGAGGTCGAAGCACTCGGATATGCGGAAGCGGTCAGGTCTGACCTGACGGGCGCGCCCAAGTCGGTGAAGTTCACGGTCCTGGAGCCGGTCCGCAAGACGATCCAGCAGCTCGTCTACGGCATCGACATGTCGCAGACCAAGGCCTCCAAGACCACTGGAGAGATTACCTTCGACGAGGCCGCGATCCCGGCTCTCGCTGAATACCGTCTGCTCATGGTCATGGCAGACGGTCCTGCCGCCGATGAGTGGATCATTGGCCGCTGCTACCCGCGCGTCAAGCTCTCCTCGCTGCCCGACGAGAAGTGGGCAGCGTCGGACGCGATGCAGTTCGACCTCGAGTTCGCCGCCTTCATGGACGAGCAGGCGGGCACGTCCTGCCGCCACTACATCGGCGGCTCCGGCGCGATCCGCCACCGCGACGCGATCGGCTTTGAGCAGGCTAACTAGTCTGCTCTCGATCTCGGGCGGGCCGTGGTTGATCTCCCCACGGCCCGCCCGTCCACACCTCACCTAATGGAGATCCCTTCACGGATAGGACCACAGATGAAGTTCCTCAAGACTGTCAAGACCGACGATGGCGACGAGCTCAAGCTCGAGCGCGAGACCGACGCTGCCGTCGAGCAGAACCAGCTCATCTCGCAGGGCTGGGAGGTCGTCGACGACACCAAGGGCGACGAGAAGCCGACGCTGCCCGCCCCGCCCACCTTCAACAAGTAACCAACCGCCAGACAAATAACAAGGAGATCGCACATGTCTGACAGGGCACAGCCCACGTTCACATTCAATGCCCTCGCGAAGCTGGAGAAGGCTGCGGCCCCGGCGCCGTTCACTTTCGGGATCGGGAGTCAGGTCATCAGCTTCCCAGATCCGCTGAGCCTAACGCCAGAGGCCGCTGAGAAGTTCATGGCCGCGATGGAGTCCTCGAAGGCTCCGACGCAGATGATCCGCACCTGGCTCACCGCTGAGGATGCGGACCTGCTCCTCAGCAAGCTCAACATGAGGCAGCTCGGCATCCTGATTCGTCAGGCTTCCGAGCATTATCAGGGCATGCTGGGAGACGCGGGGGAAGGCAACGCCTCTACGACCGACTGAGTCGGTACGAGAGGCAGATCGTCTCCGATCTCGCGGAGCAGGGCTGGGATGCGCCGGCTCTGTTCCGCGCCCGCCGCTGGCGCTTCCTCCTCATCCTCATCGACGGCCTCGCGTCGACGAGCAGGACGACCGTCGCGATCCTCAACGATCCCGAGCGCTTCGAGGAGATCGCAAAGACCGTCGCCGCAACCGAGGCGACCGCCGACGACACTGAGGCGCGGATGCGCGAGCAGACACCCGTCGTGAGGCTCTTACAGGACATCTTTGATCTGGTGTCCGCAGCCTTCGGAGGTAAAGAGCCATACCCGCGTCCGGTATCAGCGGTCGAGCTGGCACTCGAGGATGCGCGCACCGATCACCTTCACGACTTCCGAGATGAAGCGATGAAGGCTCTCCTCCCCCACTGGGAGGACGACACAGAATAACTGCAGAGAGGAACCCAGGAATGGCCGGCGTTTACAAGGCAGGAACGCTCTACGTTGACGTCGTGCCCTCCATGAAGGGTTTCTTCAAGACCGTTGAGGCCGACGCCAAAGCGCAGCTGCCCGACATCGGGAAGAACGCCGGTAAGGATCTCGCGAACGGCCTGCGCTCTGGCGTCGGTTCCAGCGGCGCCCAGGTCGCGAAGTCCATCAGTCAGCCTATCGACGCTGCCGCCACTGAGGCGAAAAACAGCGTCGACAAGATGACGAAGAGCATGCAGGCCTCGACGGGCGGCATGCAGAAAGCTGCGGAAGGTGCGGGCCGCAGCTTCACGACGATGGGCGCCGAGGCGGGCCGCAGTCGCGGCCCTATCGAGTCGGCGACGCGCGACCTTGACGAGGCCGCGCAGGCAGCGGAGAAGGCCGCGCGGGGCACGCGCGAGGCGGGCTCGGGCTTCTCCTCTATGGCGGGCTTTGCGCAGAGCGCGATCGCGCCTCTGGCGGCAATGGCCGCAGCCGTCGGTATCGGCGGTTTTGTCTCGGAGGCTATCGCTGCGTCTGACGCCACCCAGAAATTCGCGGACACCCTCAAGTTTGCGGGGATTGATCCTGATCGGATCGAGGAGCTGGGCGCCGCAGCGCAGCGCTATGCTGACGAGACCGTCTACGATCTGTCGGACATTCAGGGGATCACGTCGCAGCTCGCGGCGAACGACGTCGAGGGCTTCGACAAGCTCGCCGAAGCGGCGGGCAACCTCAACGCCGTCGCGGGCGGCAGTGCGGAGACCTACAAACAGGTAGGCCTCGCGCTCGTGCAGGTCAACGGGGCCGGGAAGCTGGCGACGCAGGACTGGAATCAGATCGCCAACGCCATTCCCGGCGCGTCCGGGAAGATTCAGAAGGCGCTGCTCGACGCGGGCGCCTATACCGGGAATTTCCGCGACGCAATGGCCCAGGGACAGATCAGCGCGCAGGAATTCAACGAAGCTCTGCTGAGCCTCGGCTTCGACGAGGTCGCAGCGAACGCAGCTCGCGATACGAGCCGTATCGAGAACGCCGCCGGTAACCTCCAGGCCACGATCATGGGCGGCGTGAAAGAGCTCGTCGACTACATGAAGCCCACGATCACGGACCTTATGGGCTGGATCTCGGACATGTTCTCGAACGCCTTCGGGTGGATCAAGGAACACAAAGACTTGCTGGTCGCGCTCGGCGAGGGGATCGGTATCGCGGTTGCCGCATACTGGGGCTTCTCGGTCCTGACAACCGTGATCGAGTGGATCAAGAATACGACGCTGGTCCAGGAGGGGCTCAACGCGGCAATGGCTGCGAACCCTATCGGCTTGGCGGTCGTGGCTATCGGTGCGCTCGTCGCTGGCCTGATCTATCTGTACAACACGAATGAGGACGTCGCGAACGCGCTTAACGCCCTCGGTTCCGGCATTGCCGAGTTCTGGACGACCAACGTCACGCCCGTCATCGACGCTTTCGTCGATTACACGAAGAACACGCTCATCCCAGGCATCGAGTCGGCGTGGGGCATCCTCACGACCGGCGACTACGACGGCAACCTTTTCGGCCTCGAAGAGGATTCAGCCCTCGTGGACTTCTTCTTCACGCTGCGGGACGCGCTCCTCGCGGTCGGCGAGATCTCCTATACGGCGTGGACGGACCAGATCAAGCCGTCCCTTGAGGCGGCGTGGGACTGGATCAGCGGCACGCTGTGGCCGGGCCTCCAGAACTTCTGGTCGACCGTGTTGCAGCCCTTGTTTGAGGGGATCGGCTCGGGCCTGGCGCTCGCCTGGACCGCCGTCATCCGCCCGGCGCTCATGGGCATCTGGACGCTGATCTCCCGCGTGCTGTGGCCTGTCCTGAAAACCCTCTGGGAGCAGGTCGTTAAGCCGCTGTGGGAGGGCTTCGCGTCGGCAGTCCAGTCGGCCTGGGCAGTCATCTACCCGGCTATGCAGGCGCTCGCGGGCTTCTTCCGGGACACGCTCATGCCTGCGCTGTGGTCCTTCTGGCAGGACGTTGTCGAGCCGGTCTGGACGAACGTGTCAACGTTTATCCTCGCGGTCTGGGACAACGTTCTGTATCCGCTTTTCGACCTGTTCGTGACGGTGATCTCGGGTACCGTCGGCCTAGCTTTCGAGGGGCTATGGACAACGGTCGTGACGGCCTGGAATGGGATCTCGTCTGCGATTCAGACGGTCTGGGGCATCCTGTCCCCGATCTTCTCTGCGATTGGCAGCGCGATCTCCTCGACGCTCGGCCCGACCTTCACGTGGCTGTATGACTCGGTCATCAAGCCGGTCTGGGACAAGATCTCGTCGGCGGTGCAGGTCGCCTCGTCGGTCCTGATCGACGTCGTATTCCCGGCGATCAAGAACGCAATCGGCGGCATGAAGGAGTCGTTCGAGTCTTTCCGTCAGTCGGTCGAGACCGTGTTCGAGAAGGTCAAGGGTGCCGCCGCCCGCCCGATTAATTTCGTCATTACGACGGTGTATCGGGACGGCATTAAGGCTGCGTTCGATACGATCGCCGCGAAGGTTGGCCTCTCCGTGAGGCTCCCGGACGTGAAGGCCATTCCGGCCTACGCGACCGGCGGTGTTTTCTCCACCATGACGCCCGGCTATTCGCCCGGCAAGGACATCTACCATTTCTATAGTCCGGACGGGGGCGGCGCGCTGCGCCTGTCTGGCGGTGAGGGCATCATCCGCCCCGACGCGCTGCGCGCGCTCGGCGGGAAGCCTTGGCTCGACCGGGTCAACGCATCGCGTGGCTCCGGCCTCGCGACCGTCGGTGAGACCGGACGCCGCCGCGGCGAAGTTGCCTTCGCGGACGGCGGCATCTGGAACGCAGTCAAGGGCGGCTTCTCCGGCGCCCTGGACTGGGTGAAGGAAACGACGGAGGCGGTCGCGGAGATCGTCACCGATCCCGCTGCGGCAATCGCAAACTTGGTCATCAAGCCAGCGCGCGATCTGCTCTCCCCGAAGGACGGCAGCTTCTGGGAGTCCGTAGCATACGGTATCCCGCCGATGCTGTTCGACGGCCTGAAAAGCATGTTCACGTCGAAGGTCAACGAGTCCGGACTCGCTGGCGGCGCGGGCCTCGTCGGCGCAGCCATGAAGGCCGTACTCATGGGCGTCCCCTATGTCTGGGGCGGCTCAGCGATCCCGCCCGGCCTCGACTGCTCCGGCCTCGTCTACTGGGCCGCGCAGCAGCTCGGTCTTGGCTGGCCTCGCCTCACCGCTGCCGGATACCAGTCCGGCTCAACGCCCGTCCCCTGGGGCTCAGCGACCCCCGGCGACCTCCTCTACTGGGGATCTCCCGCCTGGCACGTCGCCGTCTACGCCGGCAACGGCCAGATGATCGAGGAACCCAGGCCCGGCCTGAGTGCTCGCAAGACCGCGATCTGGGGATCCCCCAGCGTCGGCAGGTACGGCGGCGCACGCAAGTACGACAGGGGCGGCTGGCTCCCCGACGGAGTCACCGCCGCAGTCAATCAAACCGGCCAGCGCGAAGCGATCCTCACCGCCCGACAGTGGGCCGACGTCTCCGCGCTCGCGGCCAGTGGCGCGGGTGCGGGTGTCTCTCTGGAGGGCGCGCAGGTGAATCTGGTCCTCGATGACGGCGTGCAGTTCCGCGCGCATGTCGAGGGGATTAGCGCGGGCGTTCTCGCTCGTAGGAAGCAGCTTGCAGGAAGGAGCCGATAATGGCGCGCACAAACCTCTGTCCTAATCCATCGTTCGCGTATGGCACGAATGGGTGGGCGAGGTATGCGCCGTCGTCGCTCCGTGTAGCGTCTGATCCTGCTGCGTGGGGCGGGTACGATCGACAGTCGCCAACCTATCTGGCTGTCGATGTGCCCGCTCAGCTGCAGGGACAGGTCGCGACACCTGGCCTGGTTCCCGTTTCGGCGGGGCAGGCGCTGGCAGTGTCCGCGCTTGTCCGCACGAGTCCTGGTATCGGCCTCGCCGTCCGCGTCGAGTGGACGGTCGGCGGGCGCAGTCAGGTCGCGGGTGCGCCGCTGCTGCTGACGTCGAGTACGGAGGGCGAGCGCCCGACCTGGGTCCACGTGGCCCCGACGGGCGCCACGCAGGCGCGCGTGCGCTTCGAGGTCTACACCTCGGGCGCTCGGGACAACAGGCCCGGCTCGGTGCATCTTGACGATGTCATGATCGTTGCCGCGGCGACCGTCGAGGAGGCTGTCGCCGATGCGGCGACCTTCTTCGACGGCGATACGCCTCAGCAGCGGATCGGGTACACGCAGCGGGCGATCACTCACCAGTGGACGGGCACGAAGGGCTTGTCTGCGTCGCGTGAAGTTGAGGGCGCGCTGGATATGACGCGCGCGCCGGTCGCGGTCGTCGAGGACGGCCAGGCCCCGCGCGTGCAGTTGGTGATCCCGGCGGCGCTCGCGCCTGCGGGCACGGCCTGCTACGTCGAGGGCATCGCCGCGACGGGCTTCAAGTGGATACCGCGCGCGGGCGTGTGGACTGGTACGGGAGAGCAGCGCGTGATCGGTGATTCTCTCGCGCCGATCAACACCGAATTTAGGTACCGTCTGACGACATCGAGGGGCGTCGAGGTGGAGTCCTCGCCGGTCGTGCGCCGCTGGCAGGGACTCTCGCTCATGACGGACACGGCGGGCAAAATGCCGGTCAACTTGCTCTGGCAGGGCACAGATCAGCGCGAGATGAAGATGCGGGTCACCGAGCATGAGGTGCCCGGCAGGCGCACACCCGTCATGGTGTATGCGCCGACGATGGGCGCGGGAACGGTCTCGTTGACGGCGCGCACGAATCTCAAGGACACGCCGGCTCTCAAGCTACTGCTGGGCACGCCGACGCCTGTCGCGCTTTTCCACAACCCCGAGCACTGCGTGCAGTGCAGGGCTGGGGTCTGCGATGTTGACCTGGTGACGCTCATGTCCCCGACCTCGGTCTCGATGGAGCGTGCCGCACGGATCGACGTTGCGGAGCGTACCTGGACGATCAAGGGAACGATTACGTCCCTGCCGCAGGCATCGACGCTCCTCGCTCTATCGACGTGGACGGACTTCGACGGTAGAGCCCTCACCTGGCAGGCACTCGACGCACGCCGCCTCACGTGGGAGGCATTTGACCGCACGATCTGGCAGGAGGAGAGATGAGTCTTTCCGGACCGGACGCGCGCATCCCGGACGACCTCCTCTCGTCTGCCTACACGTTGCAGGCGACGGTCGAGTCGTGGCTCGGCGATGAGTACCTCGGTGAGGTGCCCGTCGAGGACGGCTCGGTCGCATGGGATGCGACGCAGCAGGTGCAGGGCTCGCTCTCACTCACGGTCCCGCGCGTAGGCTCGGCGAGCGAGGATGAGGACTGGCGGGACTGGGATCCCACGGACCCGTCGCATCCGCTCGCGACGTTCGGGCAGACGCTGCACGTCTCACTGACGATCGCATCGGTGATCCCCGGCGGCGGCTGGTGGGACGTCCAACTCGGGCGCTTCCTCATTACATCTGTCGATCCAGGCCCCTCGACCGTGAGGGTGACGGGCAAGTCACTGATGCATCGCCTTGAGGAGGATAGGCTCACGACGCCGCTCTCCCCGATGTGGAATGGCACGCTCGCGAGCGAGATCCGGCGCCTGGTCGGCGGGCACATGGGCGTCGTCATCGACACCGGCCTCGTGGACCGCTGGTGCCCATCGATGACCTGGGGCGAGTCACGCATCGATGCGGTGTATGAGATCGCGAAGGCGTGGCCTGCGTCGATCCGTGAGGGCGGCGACGGGATCTTGTACGTGACACCGCCGGTCTCGCCGCCGGTCTCGCCGCCGAAGCTGCGGCTCACGGACGACCTGGACGGTACCGTCGTCGGTGTCTCCTCTCAGGTCTCCCGGGACAAGGTGTATAACCGCGTCGTCGCAAGGGGACAGGACGGGCACGACGAGGGCGCGCCCGCGTTCCAGGCGGTCGCGGATCAGACGACCGGCCCGATGCGTACCGACGGCCCCTACGGTGTCGTCCCCCGCTTCTTCTCCTCGCCTCTCATCACGTCGCAGGAGCAGGCCCGCAAGACCGCTGAGGCGATGCTCGCCGAGTCGATCCGCCGCAAAGTCAAAGTCCCCGTGGAGCACGCGCCGGACCCGCGCGTCGGCCTCGATCAGCCGATCGAGATCGTCACGCGCCCGGTCGACGTTGCAGAGCCGAAAACCCTCTGGGGCCTCGTGACCGCCTACGAAGTCCCTCTCACGTACAAGGGGACGCAGAAAACCGACGTGGAGGTGACCCTATGACCGTCCGAGTGATGGACTTGATCTCTTCGACGCCGGATGATCTGCCGCCCCGGTACGGGGCGGACAGGTCTACGACGGCAGTCGCGCGGATCGTCGACCTCGTCGAAGGAGGGCGACAGCTGATCGTCTCCCTGTACGGCGGAGAGGGCGTGCAGATCCCCGCGACCGCCGTCAACTGGTCAGGCGTCAAGACCGCGCACGTCCTGCTCGACCCGGATACGGGGCGTCCCGTCCACGCGCTGGGGCCTGCCCCATCCCCCGAGGGGCCGCTCCCGGCAGTCCCGAAAACACCTGCCCCTAAGCCTGTGGCCAGGCATGCGGTTCTCACGCCGCAGTGGATGGGCACCTGGACGACCGGCGGCTGGTCGAGGTATGGCGACGGCGGGGCCTGGCAGGGAACCAACCCCGCAGGCCAGAGACTCCGAGGCCTCGTCACCTACGGTAGGCAGCTCGAAGCGCTCGGCACGATCACGATCACGCGGGCGCTGCTCACGATCCGTCCCGCGTCGCACGTCCCGCCGTGGGCACTGGTGATTCAGCCTGCCACCTACTCGGAGTCTGGGCCGCAGCCTACGGGTGCGACGCAGACGATCAACGTCAACGCCACGCAGGCGCAGGTCGACATTACGGCCCTGGCAAAGACCCTCAAAGCGGGAGCTGGCCTCGCTCTCGTCGGTACTGCCTACGGCGGCATCACCAAGGGCGGCGCAAGCGCAGCCCTACACATCGACTACACCGAAACACTCACCACCAAGCCTACGGAAAGGCGTGCGCAATGAGCTACCAGGACCAGCGCGGACACAAGGTACCCTCCCCGACCGACCCGGCCCGCCGCCAAGACCTCCTCGACCTCTCCCTCTCCATCCCCTCCTACAAGGCGTGCGCGTCCGAGACCGCCGCCTCCCAGTACGTCGCCGCGCTCGCGGGCGTGGGCCTCACAGCGTCCCCAGCACAGCCTGTCTACGTCTGGCGAACCGACCTGAACGCGGTTCGCGTATGGGATGGGCGCCGCTGGTCGGGTGAGTCGAATCTGCAGATGGAGCTGGGCGCCGTCGGCGACGTGCCGGTCGGCTCCGGCCTCAGCGTCGGCGTGCGCAATGGCCTCATAAAGGCGGGAAAGGTCGCGACCTCAGCGACCGAAGTGCAGTTCGGGAATCTCTATCTTGACAGCATCACCTTCCAGACCCCATTCCCGAATGACTGTGTGTCTGTCACCTTGACGCCACTGTATGGAACCGGCTCGGCCCAGTGGACATTCAAGAACGCGCAGCAATTCTGTCTCGACTCGATGAGCCGCAACGGCTTCCGCGCGATGCTTCCGGGGGTCACGACCCCTGGCCGTCACGCCTACGCCTGGACCGCGATCGGCTACTGACAGTCACCTGATCTTTCACGCCCTCGGACAAGCCCGTCCGGGGGCTTTCCCATACCCAAAGAGGAGAAACACATGGAACCGACCATTGAGCAGCTTATGGCATCGATGACGCCCGCGACGGACACGCCGCCTGACGTAGTCGCCCCGATATTCATCCCCTACGAGCAGACGGAGGGCACGCGATGAGTATGACCGCACAGAATGTTCTCGCCTGGGCAGCTGGCGAAATTGGATACACGCGCTGGGATGACCCCGAGGAGGGGTCGAAGTACGGGCGCTGGTATGCCAAGCGCCACGGCGCGTACTACGGCACGTCAGGCGTGCCCTTCTGCGCGATGGGCGCGTCATGGTGCGCGACCGACAATGAGGACAAGTCCGTCCTGCCCGGCGGGGACTTTGCGTATGTCCCCTACGGGATCAACGCAGCCGCGCGCGAAGGCCGACTCATCTCCCCCATGACCCAGGCAGCACCAGGAGACTTGGTTTGCTTCGACTGGGACGACGACGGCATCGCCGACCACGTCGGCATCGTTGAGGCCAATTACGGCGGCTGGCTGCAAACGATTGAATTCAATACGTCGTCCGGCACTGCGGGCTCGCAGAGCAACGGCGGCGGTGTGTGGCGCCGCACCAGAGGCTGGGACTCGGTGTGTGCGGTCATCCGACCGTCTTACGGCGACGCGACCACCGCTTCGGGCTACACCGACATCACGGCCCTGCAGGCCGCTGTCGGCGCGACCGCCGACAACATCATCGGCCCCGATACGACCAAGCGCATCTATGCCGTCGTAGCTGCAAGCTCCTGGGGAGGTCGGCAGTTCCCCTTCGGGGTCGAGTACGTGCAGTCTGTGATCGGTACCGAGGCGGACGGCGTCTGGGGCGATGCCTCGGACGAGGCGCACGACCGCGTCGTCGGAAACCTCCAGCGCGCCGTCGGTGTCGATGACGACGAGATCTACGGCCCGACCACCAACAACGCAATTAACGCCGCGCTCGCGGGCGCGGAGAAGGGGGAATGACGATGAATGATCTGCTTCTCGGGCTCCACACTGACCCATTCCTGACGACGGTCGTCGTCGGCCTGGTCTGGCCGATGGTACAGGCCGCGCTCGACCGTCCGTACTGGACGCCGACGCGCCGTAAGATCCTGCTGGCCATAGTCGCGGTCATCGTCTCCATTGCCGTCTGGGTGTCCGGTACCTATCCGGCGACCTGGCGCCTGCTGATCGCTCAGGCGGGAGTGTTCCTGGGCATCGCCTGGTCTGTGTTCCAGGTGCTCTCAGCCGTCCGTGTTAACGGCGTGACACTGATTGACTGGGTCGGAGCTGTAACTCCCGGCGGCGAATCCGTCGAGGAGGTTCGCGCTGCCGCTGCTGCTGTCCCTTCGACCCGGGTAGTTGACGGGGCCGAGCTGGCCAGCCGTGACTGAGCTGCTCGCAGACCCGAAGGTGACAGACGCACTCGCCGCGCTCGTCGTCGCGATCCTCGTCGCGATGACGGGCGTCGTCGCCCTGGTCGCAAGCCAGGTGCGCCGCTGGCTCGAAGCGAAATTCGCGCACGTCCTCGAGGGCGTCGAGGAGGCCCGCGCCGCCGCCCTCTCAGCGGACGCGCAGGTCTCGAACGATCACTCGACAAATATGAGGGAGGACTTGGACCGTGCGATCGAGACAGTACGCGCTGTCTCGGATCAGATCGGCGAGCTGACCGGCCACGTCGGCACGCTCGCCGATCAACTGGGCCGGGTCGAGACGACGCTCAGCAATCACGGCAAGAGCCTCGAAGCCGTGGAGTCTCGCGTCGGAAGGATCGACGAGCGCGGCGGTCGTATGGCTGAGGAGATCCACGATGAGCGCGTCGCTCGTGAGGCGGCGCAGCGGGCAATCGATGAGCACTCGCACGACGCGCACGCGCGCCTGCACGAGCGACTCGACAAACTCGAAGAGAAAGTGAATCAGCAGTGACCACGACTATTTCGGGCACTGTCGGCAGGCTTGACGGCGCTCCCGAGCCGCAGGCCTACATCGTCGCCACGCTCGCGGGGACAGGTGAGAATCTCGCTGTCCTCGCGGGCGGGCCGGTGGCCCGGCAGGCCGACGTGCGAGGGCAGATCGTCCTCCCGCTTGATATCCGCGCGGAGACGCAGGTGCATCTGCGTCTCGCGATCCCGGGCCGCACGCTCCGAGAGGCGACCGTGACGCTGCGCCCATCGGTTGCTTACGATCTGGCGCAGATTTTCTCCGGCGCCGCGTCGCCGACCCCGTCTCCCGCGCCTGTCCCTGGTATGGGCGGTGTCGAGATCTCCGGCGACGGAGACACCCTCACCCTGGACGGAACGCTCTACGGCGACATATACGACACACTCTAGATCGGAGCCTGACCTATGGCAGCACGACCGACGCTCTACACAAAGCAGGGCACCGATAAGGCGATCGCGCGAGCAGTCGCACCGCTCGCAACAAAGTCGGAGCTCTCCGACTATGCGACGAAGTCAGAGGTAGCGACAGCCGCCGCAGGCGGCAGAGTCGATCTTACCGACTACGCGAAGAAGGCAGAGCTGCGGGGCCTCGCGACCCGCGAGGAACTGGGCAGCTACGCGACCACTCGCCAGGTCGCCGACCTCGCCACCCGCGCAGACCTCACGGCCTACGCGACGAAGGACGAGGTCGCCGGAGTCGCCAAGCGCTCCGACCTGACCGGCCTCGCGACAAAGTCGGAGCTCTCCGGCTATGCGACGAAGGGCGAGGTCGCGGGCGTCGCGCATGCCTCGGACCTGACCGGCCTTGCCACCAAGGCCGAGCTGCAGGCCGCGCTCACAGGCGTCGGCATCACTGTCGTCGCAAACGAGGCCGAAGCGCAGCGCCTGCCAGACGGCGCGCTGTACTTCCTCGCCGCAGCCGCATCGCCCGCGCAGCCGCCGACCCCGACCCCAGGCCCCGCGCCAGCCGCCGGCCCCGCCGTCGTTGCTCATACATCGGGCTCCGTTGTAGGACAGACAATCACCGTCAAGCTCGACGGCAAGGCAGGCGACAAGATCATCCTGGGCATCAACGAGAAGGCTCAAGGCGTTCGCGCGACCGTGAGCCTCCCGCAGGGCTGGACGACCCTCGTCGATCCGTACTGGGTCGGCACGATGAGCGCGACCATCATCACCGGCCCCTGGGCACCAACGATCACGATCACGATGTCTCAAAACGCCGAGATCGGATGGGCAGCAGCAGCAGTACGCGGGGCCTCCCGCATCGAAGCCGGCACCGTCAAGAAACGCCAGGCCGAACCTGTCGAAACAAAGACCTGCACCGCGCCCGCGCTCGCGGGCACGGGTCTCGCGCTCGGCTTCACTTTCGAGCGCACGAGTGCGGGCGAAACTTCGGACCAGGTCACGGTCTCGGAGGGCTGGGAAAAGCTGGCATTCGCAGCTCAGGACGGTCTGAATTATCAGACTGTGACGCTTGCGAAGCGAACCGCAGCCGCTCCCGCCGACCTCATTGTCACATACCCAAACGTGCAGGGGTCGAACGGCATCGGCGTGCAGGTGGTCGCCCGTGGATGAGCTGACAATCTATCGCCGTCGCCGCGACGGAGGTGACGTGCCCGGGGTCGTCCGTCGCCGTCGCCGCGACGGAGGGGATCTTCTCCTGCGTCGACGTGAGGCGACGACTCCGGTCACGCCGGCCTCGACGGACGTCGTCGAGCAATTCCTCAAGCAGCGGCCCTTCTACATCGCCCATAGGATGAGCGGAACAGAATACCCGGAGTTCACGCAGCGGGGTCTTGATGCTTCGCTGCGCGCGGGCTTCAAGGCGCTGGAGGTCTCCGTCCGGCTCTGCGCCCGGGGGCAGCACGGAGAGCCTGCCGAGTTCGTCGCGATCCACGATTGGAAAACGACAAGAACTGTGCCGGGCACGGATCTCCCGATCTGGTCTACTCCCTGGAGCACGCTCCGGACACTCCAGCAGGGGACCGGGCCGTTTATGCGACTGCGGGACATCGTTGACCAGATCCCGGATGACGTGGTCCTCGCGATCGACCACAAGACAACGTCATCTGAGGATCAGCGGAACGCTGCTGATTTGCAGGCTGAGGAGCAGTTGTTCGAGTATCTGGACACCGCGTTCGGCGGGCATCCCGAGCGTCGCGTGATCTGGAAAGTCTTTGCGAAGGGAACGAGCGCGGCCCGCGCGAAAGCGCGCGGTTACCGCACTATGGCGATGCTGTACCCTGCCGAAGTCCCCGCGGCGCCCCTCGGCTCTTGGGACGTGATCGGTATGGAGTGGTCCGCGTCTGCCGACGTCTGGAACCGCATCAACGCAACCGGGAAACCGACGATCGCGCACATCATCACCAACGAGGGACAGGCGCGCGCAGCGCTCGAAAAGGGAGCGTCCGGCCTCATGGCTTCGTTCCCATCTCGCGTGCATCCGTAGCCGATGCAGAAGGCCCCACCACCCAGAATGGGCGGTGGGGCCTTCTCTTATGCGTTGAGACGGCCTTACGTGAGGACATGTGAGTCCATACGCGCTGCCAGGGCCGCGTCGCGCTCGCGGGTCGCATGCTGATAACGCAGGGCGACATCGACATCACTGTGCCCGCCCCGGTGGAGCAGCTCGGCGAGAGTGGCGCCCTGCTGTGCGAAGATCGTGAGGCCAGTGTGCCGCAGATCGTGGAACTTGAACCAGGGGATGCCCGCGTCCTCGCGGGCGCGCTCCCAGGCTCCGCGCAGGCTATTAGGATGCAGGGGCAGGCGCGGGGATCGCTCGGAGGATAGGAGCCAGGCCGTGCCCGCAGGCGCGACATAGGAATCGAGGTGCGCGCGAAGCGCGGGGACCAGCGAAGCGGGGATGACAATCTCGCGGACGCCGGCGGCGCTCTTCGGTGGCAGCTCGACAGGCCCCTCGCCAGTCAGATACTGCACCTGTCGCTCGATCCGGAGCGTCGCGGGCGTGGAATCGAGGTCAAAGTCGCGGCGCTGCAGGCCGGTCAGCTCGCCGAGCCTGGTCTGACACCAGGCCGCGAGCAGGACGGCGATGCGCAGGCGTGCAGGCATAGCGTCAGCGGCGGCTCGGACCTCCTCGGGGGTCGCGACCTGCCGCTCGCGCTCGCGGACGGGCCGATGCTTCTGTCCTTCGGGAACCTTGCACGGGCTCGCCTCGATGAGGCCGGCTTTCACCGCGGCGTTCATGCAAACTGACAGCGTCATATAGATCGGACGCGCGACGCCAGGCCCCTTGGCATCCCAGACGCGCTGGTACCAAGCGTCGACATCCTCGACGCTGATCGCTCCGAGGGGCTTCGCGCCGAAAACCGGCCTGAGCTGCCTCATCCGATAAGTGTGCGTCTCGATGGTCTTAGGAGTACGGCCCAGTCGCTCGAGCGACGCAAGCCACCGATCCGACCATGCCGCGAAAGTGATAGCCGCACGCTCAGTGGCAACCTCCTGCGCACGATCGCGCTCGCGGGCTTCTTTGGGGCTAGTCCAGGTGCCCTCGCTGATCTCGGCCTCGACGTGTGCGAGGAAGGCGCTCGCGTCGGTCTTGCGGATGAACGAGCGCCCGGCGGTATATTTGCCACCGTCCGGCCCTGTGTAGCGAACCTCGAAGCGTCCACTGCGGGCTTTCCTGATCGAGCCGAAGGCTCTCCGTCCACTCACTCTGCCTCCTCGTCGGGGAAGTGGCGCAGAATCTTTTTCCACATGTTGCGCCACACCTGCGCCACTGCCAATGCTATACCCTGACGCATCCTGATATATAGGCGAGTGTGCAGACAAGCGTCGAAAACCGTGTGCGGGCAACGAAAACCCCGGAATCTCAACGAGACTCCGGGGTATGTGTGGAGATGGGGGGAATCGAAACAGAGGCTCCTATCCACGCCGAAAAATGGGCACGTAGATCGGTGCGCGCCACTACAGCGCCACTACTCTTAGCGGAATATGCGACCCCAGCCGCCCGGCTTCGGGGCGGGCTGCTGAGGTGCGCCAGGCCAGCGGATGGGAGCGGGCGGAGCTGCGGGCATGGGCTGGGACTGTGCGGCCTTCACGGCGGCGCGCGTGTGCGCGACAAATCGCATGAGCCCGTCAACATACTTGCGCTCGAAATGCAGGGTCAGCAGGGCGCTGCGCGTCTCGATCATGAGCCACTTGTCCCCACCGCTCTTTTTCTTCGCAGCAAGCGCGAAGATTCCGAGAGTGACGAGGCGCGTCGCAGTCACGCGCGCCTGTGCGGCCTGGCCGTCCTCGACCTCGATGCTGACGACGTCAGTCAGCGGGATCCGCTGGATTGCCTCGCCGCGCCGCTTCGAGTCATACAGCAGCTCGGTATCGGTGCAGATGATCTCAGCGGGATCGGATGAGTAGAGACGGAAAGCGCCTTTAGGGCGGTGCATAGCCCCTCCTTTGAGTGCGACCTACCTATATGGGCAGTCTACAGCTCGCGCGAGGACGTGGAGGCTATTCCGGAGAGGCGTCGTCCAAGAGGCGCTGCTCAGCCTCGGCAGCTACATCGGCGCCACTGACTCCGAGTGCTGCGCACATCGCGCCGAAGTCGCTCATCGTGCAAACCGTGTCGCCAGCAAAGATCTTGTAGCAGCGCGCGCGAGTGATGCCGGCGCGCTCAGCGAGGCGGTCGATAGTGAGGTCCAGACTTTGCAGACGCTCCTTGAGTACAGCTAAGACAGCGCGTTCAAAGGGACTCGATTTAAGAGATCTGCTTCCCATGAGGTAAGCATATCTACTTTTGTAGACCCATGTCACATGAAAACGAGTTGCAAAATCTCTATTTGTAGACTTATATAGTAGTCATTGGTCTACAAATGTAGAAAGGAACCATGAGATGACGGTCGCAGCCGTAATCAAGGGCATGGCCCGTGAGCAGGGCGTATCGCAGACAGAGCTTGCTGCTCGCGCTCGCATGAGCCGCGCAAGCCTGTCTCTCAAGCTCAACGAGCGCCGAGATCTGACCTTGCCAGAGGTTGAGCGCCTCGCAGCAGTGCTAGGAACCTCCGTCCGCGAGCTCCTCGACCGAGTCGAGCGCACCACTGAGACCGCTCCTGCAGTCGAGAAATCGCGAGGCTACGCGATCGCCGACAAGGCGACCGGCATCGTGGTCCTCCAGGCCTCGCACGGCAGCATCTACGACGAGGATGTCCCGGCATGAGCGCCGTCGTCGCGGTGACCATCGGCCTGATTCTCGCGGTCGCCGCAATACCTGTCATCGTCTGCGTCGTATACCTCACGGGTATCTACGCAGGGGATGCGCTCGACCGCCTCGTTTGTATGGGCCTCGACGCGGGTGATCGGATCGCCGAAATGATCGATGGGGAGGTGCCCGGGAAATGACCGCCGCTGCACCGTTCGCGCCGGAGCGCTGGTACTCAGCGCAGCAGGTCCAGGAAACCCTCAGTCTTTCCCGCTCGACGGTCGAGCGTCTCGGAGTCGAGGGCAAGGTCGCCGCGATCAAGATCGGGCGTTCCGTCCGGTACAGCGGCAGCGACCTCAACCAGCAGTGCCAGAGCCTCGGCTCCGGTCTCGCCGAAAAGAAGAGCTCCCAGCGGTAGAAGCGCTGGGAGCGGCAGAACCCCTAGAGAAAGAAGGAAGATTCCGTGAACAAGACTACCACACGCCGCCGCCACCTGCGGCCCTGGCGAACCCTCATCGCAGGCGGTTCACTCGCCGCCGCCCTCACCCTCGGTTTCGCGATGCGGGGCCTCGACAACCCCGACGGCCTCCCCGAGTGGACCTTCTGGCCCGCCCTCGGCCTCCTCGCGCTCGCGGTTGTCCTGATCCGCGCGGACTGGAAGGCAGGGCGACTGTGAACGCCTCGGTCATCTTCGTTGTTGTTGTCCTCCTCTTCGTCGGATGCGGCCTGCTGACCTGGATCGCAGTCCGAGGGGCCTCGCGTGCGGCCTCTATCGAGGAGATCGCCGCTCGCATGCAGCGCTCCGCGTCGAAGGCGCGAGCGAAGGGCACGACGTTGCTTGAGCGTCACGTCGACTTCGATTACTACGACGTCGACGGAGAGGCACCGCTGCCTCACTTGATCTGCCTGGCGACGCAGGACGTAATCATCGAGGCAGAGCTCAACAACTGTTACGCGCTGGATACGCCGAAGATCGCGGTCGATCTCGACCGTCAGCAGATCCACGTCACCCTCGAAGTTCTCCGGCTCGACGGCCCGCGCCTGGACGTGCGCGCCTGACAACCTCAGACCTACTGCAAACCCCACGAAACAAAGGAAAACCAATGAACGCCAAATACTGGGCGGCGGCAGCTGCCCTCACCATCGCGGCCCTAGCGCTGCCCTACGGCACCGCATACGCCGCCGACGAGACCGCGCCAGCCATGACCGCGCAGGTCACGAAGGCGACCTCGTCCTCCCGTCAGACCTCGTCCGAGGTCGCAGTCGAGGGCACCTGGTCAACGCCGAAGCTCACGGTCGGCCAGCACTTCACCGTCGCCAGCAAGGACGGCGGCTTCAAGTGGCTGGCCTCGTTCCCGTTCGTCCTAGACGACGGGGCCAAGATCGGCGACTGCGAAGCCAACGAGGCGACGCTGACCTGCACAGTCACCGAGGTTCCCTCTTCCTACACGGACAAGACCGACGTCTCCGGAAACTTCCACGCTCGCGCGCGTCTCTCGGATGCTGCCGTCGGCACCGAGGACACTCAGATCGTCGTCAACGGCGAAGTTACCCACACGCTCGTCTGGGGCGACAAGGAAGGCACGGGCACCTGCACGAACGACTGCTCGTCGCCCGCGCACTTCGAGTACGCGGCACCAGAGACGATCAAGTTCGGGTGGACCAATCCCGACAAGTCGATCAGCTGGGGCATCAAGTGGGCAGTCGAAGCTGGCAAGACCTACACGCTGACGGACGAGACGAACGCTCTCCCGAAGGCCGTGAAGTGCAGTAGCGGCCCGACCTGGGATCCGGCGACTACGACCTGGACCGACGGTTCTCTCGATGAGTCCGCGCATACGTTGACGTTCACGCCGCCCGCAGGCTCGCTGGTCTGCGTCGTCTACCCTGCGGCGACCCCGCACGTCGAGGGCCAGGACGCCTACACCAACCGAGCGATGATCAACGGCAAGAGCCTTGAGGCAACTGCGACGATCAAGGCATCGGGCGGCACGGACGGCGACGGCAAGACCAAGCAGAAGCCGACGCCGACTCCTACGACCGATCCGACGCCGGACACTGTGAAGCCCTCGCCGAAGCCTGAACCGACCTCGACTCCCACAGTCGAGCAGACGAAGCCGGCACCCGCACCGACCGCCGCCCCTGCCCCGCAGGAGCGCCTGGCTAAGACTGGCGCGACCGCTGACGGGATCTTCCTCGCTGTCGGAATCATCGCCTTCGGAATCGGCATCGGCCTCGTTATCCTCCGCCTGCTCGAAGGCCGTAAGCACGAAGAGGAGACCGCCCGATGAGCACAAAGCACCTCACAAACCCGGTGACGCTCACCCTCGAGCTCGACGACCTCGGGTGGCTGCGCAACTTCCTCAAGGAGGAAAGCCTTCACGCTGAGATCGACCACGAGGAAGTCGAGAGACTCCACACCGACGTGGCGATCCGCACCGCAAAGGCAGTGCTCAGCAAGGAGCACGACAGGATGACGAAGATCATCGAAGCCCTGGACGAGGCCATGGTCGCAAACGACGAGCGCGAAGCCATAGCAAAGCGGCTCGCCGCGACGGTGCCTGTCATGCAGGACATCGCTAACACCCACCCCTAAGCAAGGAGAAGGACTGTGAGGTCCAAGAACACGATCACTGTCGAACTTAACCAGGTCGACGCAGCAATCGCAGCGGTCCTGCTAGCAGAGCACGCCGGCATCGCAGCCCTCAATGCACTGATCTCAGACGAGACCGTAGAAATCGGTGGGACCACCAACAGAGGGAACCGCGCGCTCGTGGACGCGTACATCAGGGTCGGCAACGCTCTGACGTTCGCGATCATGGGTGAGAAGGGCAATCAGGGCTTGCAGAGTGCCGGGGCACTTGCCCGCAGTACCGCGCTGATGGCCGACGCCATGCGGGCAACAGTTGCGGTCTCGGGAGTAAGCAAGGACGAATCATGAAGGTCGCGCACGTTGCCGTCTATCTCGATGCCGAGCAGGCGAAGCTGATCCGCTGGGATGCGCAGGAGGCTGTCCTCGCTGCGGATGAGGATCTGGAGCTCACACAGAAGCTGCACGATGTGGGCGCCCGCCGCCTCGCTCGCGAAGCGATCAGCGCAAAGCGGGACATCTACCAGGAGATCGTCGATAAGGCTCAGGAAGCCTGCGAGAAGCTCAACAACGGCGAGTACGAGTACGTCGACGACGTCGATTAGTACCCCGTCTGCTCCCCGATGAGCGCGGCCACGGGGAGGCCACCCGCCACCAAGAAAACAAGGCGGGACCGGCAGTAAGACCGCGCAGCCCGACGAGCAGACCCCCGGGTGCGAGTCCCGGGCGGGCACGAAGCCCGCGCCACGAGCGCGCAGGGCAAGACCCCCTAGAGAAGGACAACCAATGACCACCATCAACGAGATCAAGGACCGCTTGAACGCTATCGCGTTTGCGGGCCGCAGCTACGCAGGCGCAGACCGCGCTGCCGTCGCTAAGGCCTACGGAGACGCTGTCTCTGCGTTCGACCAGAACGCTGCCGTCGATATGGCTTACCTCATCGACCGCATCGAGGAGCTGCAGAAAGCGATCACCGTCGCCGCAGCCGAGCTCACAGACGCCGCCATCTCTCTCGTCGGCACATACGCCGGCAACTTCAACGAATCGCTCGATATCCGCCTCAAGATCGGCGGCCCAGTCGACAAGCTCGTCAACATCGCGCAGGGCACACCGATCACACCCGAGGAGGCCGGGGAATGAGCGGCGCCGGACTCCTCAGCATCGAGTGGGAGATCGCCGACCAGCATCTCCCCATGCCTCATATCGTCGCGACGGCCTGCGCCGCGTTCGTCGAGGAAGCAGAACGCCGCGGACTCGTCATCCGCTCCGGCCCCTCACCTTCCGTCCTGCACGAGCTCCGGATCGTGCGAGTCACCGGCAAGGTCACCCGCCAGGACGACGAAACCCCCGAGCCGCAGCCACCACACACACTGCGACGCTGCCCCGCCTGCGGCGTCCACATCTACGACCTCACCGACATCGAAGGAGCCGAGCAATGATCGAAATCAAGCAGGCGCGCAACGTCCCCGGCTTCCGCTTCTGCCCTGTCTGCCGCACGCGCCTCGCGCCGAAAGGCTCGAACGTTCGCGTCACCGTCGACGCCGAAAACGAAGCCACCGCAATCGAGCACATCACGCACAAAGCCTGCGCACAAACCGTCATCGCCTTCACCCGCGCTCGCGGCTACACGCCTGCCGAGCTCGCGGAGGTCGGCATCTGGGCTGAGGAGCAGCGATGAGGCTCCCAATCAGGATTCAGCGCCGCCGCGCTCGCGGCTGGCGTATGCCCGCGCACACGAAGTATGTAGGGCGAGGAAGCCTATACGGCAATCCGTTTTGGGTCGCTCGGTCGCAGTTTGAGCTTAAATATGGCGGTGCCCTCGTCGTCGCGTCTCGCGCGGAGCCTGTCGAGAAGTTTCGTGAGTGGATCAGGCACACGGCAGAGGGGCGGTTCGTCGCTGGGTGTGCTGCGCGGAATCTCTGGGGCCTCGATCTCGCGTGCTGGTGTCCTGCTGATCAGCCGTGTCATGCGGATGTCCTCTTGGAGATCGCGAACCCGCGCGGTGCGAGGGAGTTCGAGAACCCCTACTACAGGATGTGGGATCGAGACGAGGTCGCAGAATGACGACTATCGGGAGTCTGTTCACTGGGTATGGCGGTCTGGATATGGCTGTGCGTATGGCTCTTGATCCGTCGGCGCGGGTCGCGTGGACGAGCGATGTAGAGCCGGGGCCGTGCAGGCTGGCTGAGGTGCGCTGGCCTGGCGTGCCGAATCTCGGTGACATCACGCAGGTTGATTGGTCGGATGTTGAGCCGGTCGACGTCATCTGCGGTGGATCGCCCTGTCAGGATCTGAGCCTCGCGGGTAGGCGCGCGGGCATGGCCTCGGGGACGAGGTCGGGCCTGTGGGAGTCGATGTTCACGGCAATTAAGACGCTGCGCCCGCGTCTGGTCGTATGGGAAAACGTGCGAGGGAGTTTGACAAGTGGAGCCTACAGTCTGGTGGAATCAGAACAGGGACTGCTGGGAGACGGAGCAGATGGACCTGTTCTCCGAGCGGCCGGTCGTGTGGTCGGAGATCTGGCCGGCATCGGGTATGACTCGCAATGGTGCGTTGTCCGTGCTTCCGACGTCGGTGCCCCTCATCAGCGAGAGCGACTTTTCCTTACTAGCCACCCCGCAGGCGAACCTTGGCAGCTGCGGGGGCTCGCAGACACCGGAGAAGCGGCGGGCCGGGGGACACTCGGTGAGTCTCGCGGATCAGATCGAGCACCTGGTGCCCTGATCCCGACGCCGACCGCGTCGGACCACAAGGCCGGGCGCCACCAGGCGGGGACGGGAATGAGCCTGTCCCAGGCGGTGCAGATGCTGCCGACGCCGGTCGTGCAGCCCTCGGGCAACTCTCCCGAGGCGCACCTGCGCAAAAAGCCAGGCCGCATACAGGTCACAGACCTAGCGATCCTCGTTGAGAACGGACTGCTGGCAACGGGAGGACTCCTACCGACTCCGCAGGCCACGAATGCGACGGCATCCTCGACCGGCTACGGCGCGAACCTTCATGAGGTGGCTCGCGAGCTACTGCCGACCCCAAAGGCAGGAGATGCGGTGATGGGCCTTCCCCGGACGAGCGGACGACCGCCGGAGAAGAGCACGCACCTGGCAACACGGATTGAGTACACCGATTTCGGGATGTACGCGCCAGCGATCGCACGGTGGGAGCAGGTCATCGGGCGGAAGGCTCCGGCGCCGACTGTTCCTCCGACGCGCGAGGGGGGGCGAGCGCGCCTCTCAACGAAGTTCGTCGAATGGCTCATGGGATTGCCAGACGGTCACGTGACCGGCGAGGATCTCGGCCTGACACGCGAGCAGCAGCTCCGCCTCCTCGGAAATGGCGTCGTCCCCCAGCAGGGCGCCGCAGCTATCTACAAGCTCACCAAGATCGCCATTGAGGAGGCAGCATGACCGGCATCGACCCACTGAAGGACATCCCAGGTGTCGAGGAGTTTCAGGAGCGCGCGCTCGTCCGCGCGGTCCGGCTGACTCGTGAGAACGCGGAGGCGATCGCCCGCCGCGCGCGCAAGCGTTGCGGCTTCACGCCGGATGGGCGGGTGATGCTCGTCGAGCACACCTACACGATCTGGGCACTTGAGGGGGACATGATCGTCGCTCGCCCGGGCAGTATGCGTCTGTCGAACCGTATCCCGGAGGACTTCACAGCCTGGTACACGAGGCCGGGCGAGCAACTGACTGAGGAGGATCTGTGATGAGTTCGCAGCTGGTGTGGGAATCTCGAGTTTTGCCGCTGACACGCAGCAAGCTCATTACCGCCAACGACAAGATGCACTGGGCCGCACGCGCGAGGCTCACGAAGCAGCTCCGCCAGTGGGGATACCTGCTTGGCCGTGAGGGTGAAGGCGTCGCGCGCCTCGGGCTGACGCACGCTCGCGTCGAGGTCGAATTCGCCTATCCAGACAGGCGTCGGCGCGACCGCAGCAACCTCGCGCCGACGGTGAAGGCCCTCATGGACGGCCTCATCGATGCGGGCCTACTGCCCGATGACGCGGATCGCTTCCTCGACGGGCCGCACACAGTAATCGCGGACCACCTGGCAGGGAAGCACCTGAATATTCCGATGTATGAGGTCCACGTCCGCGTGTACGCGGACACCGAGAAGAAAGAGAGCAAGTAGTGGCCGGAGAAACCGTCATCACTGTCATCGGTAACCTGACCGCCGACCCCGAACTGCGTTGGACGCAGTCCGGCGCCGCCGTCGCCGACTTCACCGTCGCGTCGACGCCGCGAACCTACGACCGTAACGCCGGCGAGTGGCGCGACGGCGACACCCTCTTCATGCGCTGCTCCGTGTGGCGCGACACCGCTGAGAACGTCGCCGAGTCGCTGCGCAAGGGCATGCGCGTCATCGTTCAGGGTCGCCTCACCCAGCGCTCGTACGACACCC